TGTAATCCTCTCAATAACGGTCCTCCTTGAAACCATGTTCCGTCATTTGGAGTTTCTAAGGATGGTACATTAAATTTTTCACTATGGATAGTAAATTCAGTAAAACCCCATTTATCTGATTCGCTAGCATTGTATGGAGAAGGTTGCAAGAGGTATTTAGAACCATTCATTCCCGTAAGTACAGGAACAGGAACACGTATTTCTCCACTTTTTAAAGCCTCTATTACTTCGTCATAGGTATATTTTTTATCAAGGTCTTTTTTCATAATATATAGTTAAAAGAATTTCCTGATGCTTCCCAAAACAGCATATACTTTAAGGATCATGCTGATGGGAATTTCCTGCTCGCAGAACTCATCACTCTTATTTGAAGGAATAAGCCGGACAAAACCTTCTTTTTGGCTTAACCGTATCCTCTTTACTGTGCGGTATTCTTCTGTAACGATGCCGTATATTTCTCCAGCTGGGAGATACTGGATAGGTGTAGTTACTTCACGCAAGGCGATAATGTCACCATTGCTTATTTCCGGCTCCATGGAGTGACCGGTGAGGTTACACCACACTACTCCAGGTTGATTATAGGGAGGATAATTTATGTAAAAGTCAGGACTTACCGTCTGATCATTTACAATCAAGTCGAAACCTCCGATAAAATCCACGTTAAAATAGGGTGCGCCTTCGTATCTTTGGTTTAAGGATGGCATTTCAGACTCCGTACGGAGCATTTCGCCTTCTCCAGTAAGGAGCCAAGAAGAATTTATATCTCGACAATTGTCTATAATCTTAAGAAAAACGCCTTCTCCCATATCAGCATTTCTTTTTCTTTGTACGCCCAAATATCCATTTGAAAGTCCAATTTCCTTTTCTAAAGCTGTAGGTTTCAAGCCTTTATACTCCATGTACTGATACAAACGTTCTATAGCCTTCATAAAAATATAGAAAAAAGTCGATAAATAATTTGTTCTAATAGACAATAGTCTATATATTTGCAGAGTCTTACGAAACCGAAAGACGCTTTAAAGGTAGAAAATAAACTTTAAAAACGCAAATTATGGATAGAATCAAAGAAAACGAATCAGAAAACACCACTGTTAGAGCACTTGTGGTGAATGTAACCTATAAAGTAAGCCTCAGCGATGCACAGATACCTCAAGATGTCTTAGATGGGCTGAAAGAAATGCTCAATAACACAATATCCCTACCTGATCCGGAGGAAGTAGCTTTCGATGAAAAGGAAAGCCTAAAGATAGCATCACGCTGGTTGTCGGAACACATTCACGAGAATAAATCTTACCAGAGAGAGTATGAAATAGACTGGATAACCGAATAATAACGATAAAAAAAATAACGAAATGGCAGAAATATTAATGATGTACGGCGAACGCCGAAAGTTAGCTGAAAAGTTCAGCGTAAGTGAAGTAACAGTACGTGACGCACTGAAGTTTAGAACCCGAAGTAATGTAGCGAACATGATACGTAAGGCTGCTCTCGAAATGGGAGGTGTATTGAAAGGCGCAAGAACTCTTCGAGAGGTAATGGAGAAAGACGAAACCCAGTCTGAGGATAAGAATTTACAACCAACTGCATAAGTGATGAATCATTGCCATTCCGGTTCGCGAGAATAGGGATGGCTCCTAACTCAAAATCATAGAATCATGAAACGAATCAATACCACCACACGCTATCTGCTGCTGATACTTACAGCCGCAATACTGAACCGACTGACAGATGGAACAATGAACTTGATTATAACCGTTACCCTTTGCCTGGCACTTATACCTGCAGCAATACGTTTGGACAGAGAGGATAAGAGAGCACAGAAAAAGGAATGAATCACACACGGCTTGCAGAACTTAGTAAGGTGGCTGCCGTCCGGGTTCAAGTCCCGGAGCCGGACTACAATCTTAACGAATTAATCATGGAAATGTACGGTAACACATTATGCGTCAGCTTTACGGAGCTTGTTCGTGGGGGTATTATCAGTAAGCCCACTTACGACAAGTATGTACGTGAAGGCAAGCTTACCCTCCTCCAGCGGGGAGGTAACGGACGCGAGGCCCTTATTGCCTACCGCTCCATGCCGGAACGGCTCCGTGCAGCATACGATGACACATTCAAGAATGCATACGAGGAAATGAAACAGCGTGAGCAGGAAAAGTACATCAACACACAGATTCGGTTCGATGCCGAAGCGGTACGGTTCTTCAAGGAATTTGAGCCGCGTATCGAGCCTGCCAGACAACTGGAATACATTTTGAACGCTCAGGTGATGAACGAAATGGTGCGTACGGAAAAGGCACGCAGTGTGGAACACGCCAAAGGAGGTTTTGCCCGCCGTGCGGAAACATGGAGCAGTGTGCAGATCTGCTGTGAGCGTCTTCGCGAAATCACAGGTCACACACTGCCGAAGAATCCGGCACGATTGCGTGAGAAGTTCAATGCTTACAAGCGAGATGGATATGTGGTACTGGTAAGCGGTAACCTGGGCAACAGTGCCGCACGCCGCATCGGAAAGGCAGAAGGTGCTCTTCTGCTGAAGCTCCGCCGGAGCAAGTTCCCTGTCTACACAGATATGCAGCTCTTCGATGAATATAACCGTCAGGCGGTGCTTCGCGGACTGAAAACCATCAAGAGTCCTACTACGATGCACAGTTACTTGAACGATCCGGCGGTAATGGTTTGGTGGTTTTCTGCTGTTCACGGCGAAAGGGAATTCAAGAACAAGTATATGCCAACCTTCGATACGGTAATGCCGTCCATGCCTAACTCGCTGTGGTACTCAGACGGAACGAAGATAAACCTTTACTACCGTGCGTACGACGAAAGGCAGAAGCGATGGGTGGCACGAACAACGGATGTGTACGAAGTGATGGATGCCTGTACGGAACTGTTTCTCGGCTACTTTATCGGTGACGGCGAAAACTTCTACAACCAGTACATGGCATACCGTATGGCACTCCAGACATGGAAGGTGAAGCCTTATGAGATAGTGACCGATAACCAGGGAGGACACAAAAAGCTGGCTTCGCAGGGATTCTTCAAGAAACTCTGTCACTTACACAAGACCACCATGCCGCACAACGGTCAGAGTAAATCCATCGAGTCTGCTTTCGGACGGTTTCAGCAGCAGGTACTTCACAAGATGTACAACTTCACCGGTCAGAACATCACGGCAAAGAAGCTTTCCAGCCGTGCCAATGTTGACATGGTAATGGCTAACATTGATAAACTGCCCACGCTGGAGGAACTGAAACAGCAGTATGCCGGCTGTCGCGAAGAATGGAACTCGATGCAGCATCCTACCAGCCCAACCGGAATGACCCGACTGGAAATGTACACCGCCATTGAGAATCCGAAAGCCCAACCGCTGGATGATTACGAAGCACACGAAATCTTCATGCTGTTCTCTCAGGCTCCGGTGCAATACACCAAGGAAGGTTTCAACTTCCGCATGAACAAGCAGGAATACAGCTATATGGTGTATGGCGATGACGGACTGGTAGACATGAACTTTCATTTGCAGAACGTGGACCGTCAGTTCCTCTACCGATATGATCCGGAAGACATGACCCGCATTGAACTCTGGGCGGTTACTGACACGGGTGCAAAGTATGCGGCAATAGCCACACCGAAAGTCACCATTCACCGTGCCACTCAGGAACGAACCGCCGAGGAGAGCGCTTACCTCTTTGCACAGCTGGATGCCAACCGCCGCACACGTGCAGCCATGCACATTGCACAAGAGGATCTGTTTGTTGAGGAAGCCATGGGCGAGGCATACACCCAGCTCCGCATTCCGCGTCCGGTGGCAGTGAGCGAAAAGCAGCTTGACGGATACCGCGAAGAAATGAAGCGTGGCACACTGGAAGCTCCGGTACAGATGCCCGACACGGACATTCCGGAAGAGCCTGTACTGGCAGACGAACCGCTGACTTTCGCATCAGCCGGTGACTGGACAAAGAAAGTATCGAACCTGACGTTTGATGAACTTGACAGCTTGGGAAAATTCTAACGATTTGATTAAACAATACTTAAATACCTATTAAGACAATGAAATTTACTACAGAAATGAAAGAACAGGTGCGTACCGCACTGATTGCCTATTGTGAAAATTATCCTACCCGTAACCGTGCGGCAGAAAGTCTGCAAAATGTCAGCTCTGCCACCGTCAGCCAGTTGTGCAACGGAAAATATGACCTGATCAGTGATGACATGTTTACCCGCATTGCGGTGCAGATAGGCTTTGCCTTCGATTCGTGGACGCTGCACGAAGGAAAGACCTTCAAGGAAATCACGTTTGCGCTGAGTGACGCACAGGCATATAAGAACGTGACATGGGTGGTTGGCGATGCCGGATGCGGAAAGACTACCGCAGCCATCGAGTACCGCCGCACGCACCGCAACGTGTTCTACATCTTATGTTCTGAAGACATGCGCCGTTCAGATTTCGTACGTGAGATAGCCAAACAGGTAGGCGCACCCACCGACACGACCAACCTCCGCGATATGCTGGAAAATGCCATCAGCATGATTTCTTTCCTGGGGAATCCGCTGCTGGTATTCGATGAAGGCGACAAGCTTACAGACAGCGTGTTCAATTACTTTATCAGCATTTACAACCGTCTGGAAGGACACTCCGGCATCGTGTTTCTCAGCACCGACTACATCAAACGCCGTATGGAAGCCGGTCTTCGCTACAACAAGAAAGGTTACAAGGAAATAAACAGCCGAATCGGACGCCGTTTCTTCGATGTATCTCCCACGGAGCAGAATGACATATACGCCATCTGTCAGGCTAACAATCTGACCGACCGTGCCGATATCGAAGAGGTGCTGAAGGATGCCAGGCGAAGCGACAACGACCTTCGCCGTGTGAAGCGATGCATCCACCGTCAGAAACGTATTATCGAAGCCCGCATAAAGAAAGGAGGAAGCAATGAATAAAGAAGACACTACCCCACCCCCACAGAAAAAGAAGTTTACTTTCGATCGCAACGCAAAAGGTGTCCGTGAGCTTCTATCCATGAAATTTGATGTAATGCAGTTCGATGGTCCCTGGTACGATGCATTTGGCACGCCGGAACGCCGGGGAGTATGGATTATTTGGGGAAATTCCGGAAGCGGAAAGACCAGTTTTGCCCTCCAGCTCTGCAAGTATTTGTGTCGTTTTGGGCGTGTGGCATACGACTCCATGGAGGAAGGAGCCTGTCGCACCATGCAGGATGCCATACGGCGTACAGGCATGATGGAAGTAAACAAGAGGTTTCTGCTGATTGACAATGAGAGCATGGAAGAGCTTAGCATCCGTCTTCGGCGACAGAAAAGCCCCGACATCGTGGTAATCGATTCCTTCCAGTATACCCGCATGACGTACCGCCAGTATATCGACTTCAAGGAGCAGCACAAACGGAAGCTGCTTATCTTCATCAGCCACGCAGAAGGACAACTTCCCAATGGACGCGCTGCCAAAGGAGTGATGTACGATGCCTCGCTGAAAATCTACGTGGAAGGTTTCAGAGCCTTTTCAAAGGGTCGGTTTATCGGACCCGTCGGACATTACGACATCGTGCCGGAGAAAGCCCGGCAATATCACGGAGAAGAATAATCATAAAACACACAGTCATGAAAACAATAATGAAAGAACGCTTCATAACCCCGCAGCAGATCAAGGCACTGCAAGCTCAGTTTCACAAGATGGGTTTTACCGATGAAGACCGCCACGGATTTATCAGCCAGTTCACAGCTGGTCGTACAGACAGTACTTCAGGGCTGACCAAAGAAGAAGCCGGACTGCTATTGAGCCGCTTCAACAAGGAATCAGCCGACCGAATCCGCAAGGAGGCGCGTGCCTTGGTAAAGCAGATATTTTCATTGTCGTTCCGCATTTCCTGCCTGAACCGGAACTACACGAACGACACACCGGAGGATTTTGAAATGAACAAAGCGAAGATAAACCAGTTCTGCCGCACACGCAGCAAATTCCGCAAGAATCTGACGGAAATGTCACTGAAGGAACTGAAAGAAGTAAAAAGACAGTTTGAGGCAATGGCAAGAAAGGAGGAGAAATGAGAAAACAATCAGAAATAAATCGGGCAATAGCGTATCTGGAAGAACGTAATTACGATCCGATATGTCGCATACAGAGGGAAGTTTTAGAAGAAAAACGCAGCGAATCATGGGTATTCAATCGGTATGTGCGCGACGTTCCGGAAGACGAGCGCAACGAAACCCTATTCTATGCCGCACGCGATGCAGCCCAGTTCCTCGCCGGAAAGATTGGTATCAGTTCCATCTGTCCGGATCTGGAGGACGAACCGGAAGAGGAAGAAGAAACTATTACATTGAGCCTCTCGGAATACAAGAAGCTTCTGCGCCGATTGGATCGTGTAGAAAGAAGATTAGGACTCAGGGTGGGTTCTTTAGAGAAAGTACCTAGAAAGGATATTTCAGAAGCACCGGATGATTTGATAGGTCAGGCTGACGCATGCAGATTAATAGGATGTGGAAAAACAACTATAAAAAGATGGGCTAACAAAGGGCTGATAACAGGATATCAGAAAGGACGTAGCGTGTATTACAGCAGACGCGAGCTGATTGGTAGCCCGGTAGTGAAAGATTACAAGGACAGTCAATCAAACAAGGAATAATCATGGAACATACAATCGAACAAATCCAGAATGACATTATGAACCGCATGCAGCAATTTGATTTCACCGACCAGGTACTCATCCTGCGGGAACTGGAAAATTTCTGCGGACAGCAGGCAGACGAAGCTCTGAAGATGGAATATGACATGGCGGCAATGGAAGACGAATTAACCGACAATTAATAATCATTTAAACAATCATTAAAAACCCAATTAAGTATGGCAACAAAAAGAACCAAGAAAACAGTAATCAGCGGAGTAAGCCGCGACCAGTACGAACAGGCATTCGCTGAGTTTGCAATGGCCGACGCAAAGGCTCAGGCTATCGCAGCAAAGATGGATCAGGAAATGACAAAGATCCGTGAGAAATACGCCGACCAGCTGGCAGAGCTGAACGAAACGAAAGACCGCACCTTTGAAGTGATGCAGACCTATGCCACCGAAAACAAGGACACGCTTTTCTCTAAGAAAAAGAGTCTGGAATCGGCACACGGCATCATTGGTTTCCGCACCGGCAACCCGAAGCTGAAGAACATGAAAGGTTTCACCTGGGCAGCTGTGACAAACCTCTGCAAAGAGTTCCTTCCACAGTATATCCGCACAACCGAGGAACTGGCTAAAGACAAGCTGCTTGCCGACCGTGACATTCCTGAAATTGCGGAACAGTTCGCAAACATCGGCGTACAGGTGGTGCAGGATGAATCTTTCTATGTAGAACCCAAAAAGGAAAGCGATGCGGTCCAGACGGCCTAAATACACGTATGAACGCCGTGGTCCTCTTTGGATCGTATATCGGAATGAATATACTGATACAATTTGCACAGGCACTCCCGTAGCGGAGTGCCGATCCAAAGAGAAAGCACGGGATATGGTTTATGAACTTAATGGATGGGAAAAAGATGGAAAAGTACAGAATTGAAAGACAATTTATCAAAAAGCCTGCTCCTGCATACGCATTGAAGGTATCAGGATACTATCATAAGAGATTTCCAATTAAATCGCTTACCGAGCAGGAAGCAAAGAAAGAAATGGACGTAATAGAAAACTATTTGAACGACTTTACATACATCGTTCGAAACTCTAAAAACAAACTTGGTGTAACCCATAAGATAGAACGCACAGATAATCGCATTACGGTATACACTCTCTACAATACACCTATAATCACATTTTGGATTGAGGAGGAAAAGGAAGATGAATAAATTACTCTGTTGTAAATGTGGAAAAGAGATTAATCCGGATGCAGGATATTACAATGCACCATCCGGTCCTCATTGCATATCCTGTTGGACAGGGAAAGATATAAATGATAGGATAAAAGAGTATGGGAAAGGAATATATGTCATCAAGACAGGAGCCGGAGATTATCTGAAAAAAGGATACCCAAAACTCTCATCGGATTTTTCGTATGAATTATGTTTTGTGAAAGATATTAAAAAGGCAAGGAAATTCAGCAGCTTCATCAATGCTTGCAACTTCCGTAATTTATCTCCTTTCCTGAAAAAATGCGAAATCATTAAATTGGAATAGCTATGGCTGAATTAATCTTTAAGACTAACATCCGGCGTGACAAGTGGCCGCGCTGGATGAAGAAGCTGCACGAGTACATGACCCGTGTAACTCAGAACCGGGAACTGGAGCCTACCCGTGATGAATATCTTCGTCTGAAAATGATAATGGAGGGTTGTCTTGGAGAATTAAAAAATGAGGAAGACGCACGCCGGGCTTCCGTTCGTGTATTGCTCGGAGAAGACGATAACCGGTTATCTCTCATAATAATGCGAAGCAATCTGGTAATAACATCTTATTACATCGAATAATGAACAAACGTACACAAATCATTCTTTTCACAGCCTTTTCTCTTATCATCGGTCCGCTGATTATTTTGGGCTTCATTCTGAAACTTGCGGGAAAGATGCTCGATATACTTGGCTGGCTCTGCTGGATGGAACCACGCATGGCGCGGAAAGGATGGAATGAATTAATCAGAAAAATAAAAGAATCATGGAGCACAAATTAGGAGAAACCTTCACCTGGCACGGACAAACGCTCGCGGTCGCCGAGGTGAAAGATCAGGAAGAACCTTGCAGCGGATGCTGGTTTTTTGAGCACGCCATCCCCTGCTACGGTAACGAGCTTAACTGTACGGACGATTCGAGAAGAGATCACACTAACGTAATATTTAAACAATCAACAAAAATAGAAGAATTATGATGCATAATTGGTTCGAATGTAAAATCCGTTATGAGAAAACAATGGAAAACGGAATGCAGAAGAAAGTAACAGAACCCTATCTGGTAGACGCTCTCAGCTTCACCGAAGCCGAAAGCCGTATTATCGAAGAAATGACACCGTTTATCAGTGGTGAGTTCGAGGTGGCTGGAGTTGCAAAAGCTAATTTCAATGAACTGTTCTCAAGTGAAGAGGAGTCTGCCTGTATCTGGTATAAGTGCAAACTCTGGTTTATTACACTGGATGAAAAGAGCGGAGCAGAAAAGCGTACTGCCAGCAACGTACTTGTACAAGCTTCCGACCTTCGCGATGCCATCAAGAAGCTGGACGAAGGAATGAAAGATACTATGGCTGATTACGTGATAGCTTCCGTATCAGAAACCGCCATCATGGATGTGTACCCATACGAAGCAGAACCTGATGTAAAACCCGAATTTGGAAACGCCGATAAGAGATGAATACAGAGAAGACTTATATCCATCGCCGCGTATGCCTTTGCCGCCAGTGCGGAGGGACCGGCTCAGTAACCGTATATGCAGAGAAAGATGTGCGCCGGGAATATCCCCAGCAGAAAGTATGTCCGCAATGCCAGGGCAGCGGACGTATCTGGCTCAGCGGAACAGTAATCAAGCAGATTGAACCCTATGCAGAACCAGAACCTTAATCTGTTCAAGCCTCGCAGGGTGGCAGCGAAAGTCCATTACAGCGCAATCAATCAGTTTATGTTTGTATGGATCAAGCACAGCCGCCCATGCGACTTGAAGGTGCAGCGTTCGAAGCAGAACCCGGAATGCCTGGGCATCTGCTTCGATGTGGAAAACAACGACACAATCGACATGATGCGTGAGCTGGAGCGTGATTTGAAAATTGAAATTATTGATTTATGAAAGAAAAAATATGGAGAAAGATAAATTCATAAAAGCAATAGAGCTTAACAAGGAAATTGAAGAGTACAAAGAGCATAAAGCGGAACTTGAAAAATCACAAATCAAATATGGAGGTGGATTGAAGTTCATATACAATTCACACTACGGTGAAGTTCCACTAAAAAAAAAGCTGTTCGGATCTGACTTCTTTAAGAAGTATATGCAGGCTTTAGACAATAAGATAGAAACACTCGAAAAAGAATTTAATGAACTATGAAAAGAGAAGATATTAAGCAAGAAGCTCAAAATATGTGCGATAAAAGATTTTCCTACTTGCATAATAGTGCTTTTTTTGATGGTTTTGTTGCTGGTGCTAAATGGAGAATCAATTCAGTATGGCATCCCAATACTGAACTTCCGAATAGGAATATTGACAAGTACTATAGTGGAAAAGCAATCTTGATACAGACCAATGATGGGGAATTAAATTTTGGCATAGTTTATTATGGTTATGGGTATAATGGAAATATGTATTATACTGTTACATGTATAGATAAAACATACACTATGGATGAGATAATACGTTGGGCTTATGTAAAAGATTTAACACCTGATACGGAGGAATGAATATGAATGAAAAAGACTTAAATTACATAATCAAGTGCTTTTACAACGAAAAGACTGAAAGTACTTATAGAACACTTTCATCTGCAAAGAAAAGTTCAAAGAATCCGTATGTGTATCGTGCATGGTTGCAAAATGGTAAGATATTAGACAAAGAGCTTATATATGCCTATGGACAAAGTGTTACTACTATTAAAAGAGCCGACGAATGTATTTACAATCGATTAATCAAAAATATTAAGCTATGAACGCAAACGATCAAGAAAAGATTTGTAAGGCTGGTTTTGTAATAATCAGATCAGACGATACGGTTCTAAACCGTCGATTAAGTTTAAAAATGAATTTCATCCTAGAAGTTGGAAAAAACTCAGAAAGGATTTTAAATCAAAAAAAGAAAGAGATGAATGTATGAAAAAACTTCTTGAGTTAAATGATTATATTGAAGACTGACACAAAAATCCCCGACACCGAAAACCGATGCCGGGGATTGCTGTATCTTATTCACCTGGTTCTCCAAGGAAATGACATATCGCTTCGTGCTGCAAGGGAGTCAGGCTTCGCTGTCCCTTATGGAAATGCAGTTCCGTAAGCCGTTGCTGTAACTCTTCGTTCAACACTATCCAGCGGCGAAGCTGCGCTACGGCACTCCGGGTACTGGATTTAGGGAAATATTGCTGAGCCAGGTCTGTAAGGTATATCGCTTTCATATAGGTAAAGATACGAATTATTTTTTGTACTGCAAAAATTACCCTGCGGTAAACGTCCTGTTTCCGCAGGGTAATAGATCATTTTTCCGGCGGTAAATTATTCGCCTTCCAGCTCCTTATACGATTTCACCTTCTTAAACTGAAGGTTCTCCAGTGCCAGCGTGCTTTGCAGTCCCAGTCCCGGACGGAACTGAAGATGAACCTGACGGATGTAACTTTCGTTGAAGTCTTCCGACGTTTCCGAACCGTTGCTGCGTATCTGAGCCTGGAATGTTCCAAGATTCTCCAGTTTTACGATTTCTCCTTTGGCAATGTGGCGGTTTATCTGCTTGATCAGCGCACGGATCACGTTCAGCACGTCACCGTCGGTCAAGGTCGTACTGTAGGCGATATCATCCGCCAGCTCGTTGATTTCGACTGTTCCGCTCGCCTGTGCCTTGGCGTAATACTTCGCAGTGCCTTCCATATCTCCCGGCTTCTTGTAAGCCGCAATAGAATAGTTGATAGCCATGTGTCTGTCTTTTTTAAATGTTTGTAAAAATGTGGTTAACTTGTCTAGACAGTGCAAATCTACGGCTGTACAGGTCCGGGCTGTCGTAAAAGCAGTTATTATGTGCGTGAATAAGATAATGTCCGCATTTTTTTGTAATTTTGCGATAAAGTCAGCAGGATAATATGGTCAAGAAAAACCGTCAGAAAATAGTGAGGATGAGCTATGCCTTCCGCGTGCAGGACATTGTGCGCATTTACGATGAGCATGCACGGAGCGGACTGTCGAACCGGGAAATCCTGCGCCGCTATATCTGGCCGAAATACCGCATCTGCGAAAAGACTTTCTATAACATTATCAACGCCAGTGCCGATCCGCGCGTGACGGAGCGCATCGCCCAGGCAGAGCGGCAGCTGACGCTTTTCGGTTAATACGTCTGTGTGGCCTGGCAGGTGAAATCGCTGATGTCTTCCACCAGTTCCTCGTGGTTGTGGTTGGTGCTGCTTCCCGTGCGGCGGGTCATACAGACAGATTCATTCCGAGCAGAGAGGAAGAAGTTGAACAAGTGCGCATCAATCTTATCCAACAGATCAAAGCGTTCCAGCGATTCTTCCTGAAACACGCTTCCGTCCCTTGCGCTTCCTTTCCATTTCGTGACCACATGCAGCCGGAACGGAACGTCTGCCTGCTGGGTGGTTCCTCCTAATGTGCGCCACTGTACGGGACGGAATTCGATAAACACAGCCGGGGTGTCGAACGGCTCTTCCTGTTCGATGAATTCTACCTGCTCATTCCACAGGTCAATGTGCCGGATAAGCGGCTGTCCGCTTTCGTCTTTCAATTCTTTCAGTGCTTCGGTCAGGCCGAGATATAGCATTCTTCTCATAGTACATCAAAGTTTTTAGCGTTATTGTAAAAGATTTCTTTCAGCAGTTTCTCCAGGTCTGGATGGTTTCCGATGAACTGGCGTTTGGGGATGGTGATTTTGCTTCCGGCTTTTTTCAAGGCCATGGCACGGTAGAATTCTGCTTCTTCTGTAAGTTCACGGTTTCGTTTCGTATTCCTCAGGGTTCCGTCCTTTTTCCGGCTGAAACGTTCGGAATAAGTAATTGGTATTCCGGCTTTCATCCGTTTGCTGCCCGTAATGGTGATATACTTCCACCAGAAGTATTTCTTCATTTTTCTGGTCACGGTGATAGTGCCGCCTTCGTTATGTATCTTTGCATACGGTTGCGTGGTTTCTATCACAACACTGTCACGGTCGGTAATTCTCCCTGTAATACTCCGGCGGAGATTGCCTGTCTTTATCAGCAGTCCACGGCTCTCATCATCGTTGTATTTACGCCGTGCCCACTTATCATTAAAGAAGGCTTCCCGCTCAAAGTTCCGGTCGAACTCATCAAGGGCTTCCACTTTAATGTCCTTCAGCGTTACCCGAATCAGCCGGTTTACCCTACGTTGTAACTCCTGGTTTACCTGGTTCGATTTTTCAGCCATTATACATTGTTTTTTAATGATTTAATCGTATATTTGCAATGGGTAGCATTGAAGTACCGCTTCGGATTGTAGTTCCGAGTGTATGGGCTTCTTTGCTACTCTTTTTTTATGGGTTTATGCTCTTTCAGGTATTCTCCCATACTGTCGGATATACTGTGTAAAGTTATATCTCCCCAAGTATATTCACGTACAATAATCCATGCCTTACTCCCCTGAATTTCGGTTTCAAAAATGTGCGACCATTTCACATCATCGCTTTTATGGTAAGGTACCGCTCCCAGATAAGAGGTTTCCTTTATAGCGTTTTCAATATCAAGCAACATCCGGTTCTTTTCATAGAAATGCTTAAAAGGTTGGTTTGTCCATTCCTTAATGCTTTTCCCTGTTATGCCTATCTCCCGACTGAATTCAGGATGAGAAATTTTTGTCCCTTTCAGGAATGCTGCCTTGTGCCGGGTAGCCTTTGCATCCATATTCCTGTATTCCTGAAGCAGCCTGCATGCCTGGCATACCTCATTGTCCGGAATGTCAGCAGCCAGTTTCATCTTGTCGGGGCGTACTTCGCACCGGTTACATTTGCGCAGTGTGTAGCCATTGTATGCCGGGAAGGTCGTCATTCGTTTGCCGGGATTGAACATGAACATTTCCTGATACTTTCCGGCGGTAGCCTGACTGCCAAGGTTCATAGCTTCCTGCTCGTTGCTCACGGGGTATTTGTCCTTGCGCACCTGCACCACGGTGCAGCGGCAGTTCCATCCGTTGGGCGGGAAATATTTGTCCCAGAACGGACTTTCGATGGGCAGGGTGATGTTATGCAGCATCCGATGGGTACGTCGTACCCGTTTGTCGTACATGGTCCGGTACTGGAGGTTATATCGGTCGCCGTCTTGCTCGAATTTCTTCCATCGTGCCGCCATCAGTGCGGAAGCCTGGGCGAAGTTGTATTCCGTACGCAGATACTGCACGTTGTAGGTGTCATATACCTTTTGAACATCATTTAGGAACTGATTAAACGGCTTGCGGTTTCCTTTTTCATCCAGCAGGGAGGGGAAAGCCTCGTTCAGTTCGTGGAAGGTCTTGATGCCGCTGAACACGTAGTTCGATTCCTTCAGGCGCTGCACCGATATGTCATCCAGAGGTACTTCCTTCAGGGCGGTGTCTACCGCTCCGTCCAGCACATCGGTATGGGTGCGGATGAAACGCTGCACCTCTTCGGCGGTCAGGCTTTCAGGCGAGATTTTCGCCTGCTGATAAAGCCATCCCATGAGCAGCATCCATCCGGCTTCCAGGGTGGGAAACTCCATGGTTTCCTCCGCTTCTTCCGGTGTTTCATCTTCTTCCGCCGCCAGTTTCAGGATGTCGGCGTACCGCTGATGCAGCCCCTTATAATCGTCGGGGCTTAGTCGAAAAAACCGGTTGAGCGAGTATCATCAAGCCCGCTTGAATGATCGAGCGTGAGGTTTTTATCTAAAAAAGGGTGTTCTCCTTCCGGTAATACCAGTTTCTGCTCTTCCTTTCCGGACTTCTGTTGTGCCGTTTTCCTGACTTCCGGAACCGCTACGGAGGACGTGTCCTTCTGCCGTTTCAGCGGGATGTTGTATTTGTCGACAAAGTATTTCGGATCTACTTCGTAATGCTCAAGCAGCAAACGCTCGTAGGCTACCTGCTGTTCGGGAGTATAATCTACCGATTCATCCCACGCGAAGCGGAATCCCTTCAGCGGGAATCCGTGACGGATCATGCGGGGAATGAGCTGCCAGTTCACTAAATCACGGATAAGGTCGGCATCCTTCTGAATCAGGTTTTCCAGCATCTTGCGGTGCACCTCGCTCTGCGAAAGGCTGGCCCCGTCTTCCATGGTCATCGTGACGGTAAGGATTCCTTTCGATATTTCCGAGTTACAGCGATCGATGCGTTTGTCGTACACATTGAACGCATCGGCACGGGTGCTTTCCTTCAGGTCGACGGTAGTTCCTTCGGGGAACAAGCCGTAAGCGGCTGCTCCCATGTCACGCAACATCCGTTCAATACGGTCGTATTCCTTCGGGTCGCGGCTGGTGGTAGTCGCCACTCGCAGCGGCATACCGAATATTTCTCCGAACATATCCCAGAACGAACACATGTTCTTTTTAGGAATGGTCTGCTGGGCGCATTTCAGATACAGACCCAGATTATGCGTGCCTCCGGCTTCGATGCACCAGTCTTTCATCTCGCTGTTCCGGTAGTCGTAGCCCACCTGCCAGGTGTCGTTCTCGTGGGTGATGATGACACCGTATTCGGGAATCACGTGGGTACGCGGAATCAGGCTGACCCGGTTGTAGGCCATCCGTCCGTCCACTTCCACCACGTCGCCCAGTTCGATGAGTGAATGACCGTAGTAATTGCTTTCCAGTGCCAGCCGCAGGAACTCCTTAAACCAGGGAGCTTCCAACAGTTCCGTCAGTTCCGGATTCTCCACACCCTTCGCGTCGCAGAGCTTGAAACTCTTGTTCAATACGAATCCCATGCGCTGTTGCACGCATCCGGTCAGGTGCAGGTCGGCATCCACATCGGTATAGAGGTTCAGCAGACGTGTACGGTTCGGGTTGTCCACGTTGATAGCCATCTGCCATGCACGCCGCCAGTCGGCCAGGTCGCGCCGTGTCAGTGCTTCGGTAAGCAGCTGGAGCTTGACACTCATTTCCTTGATGCGCCGTCTTTCGGCGGCATTCATCCGGTTGAGATATTCTATTTTCGGTTTCTTTGCCATAGTAGTTACCAGATATAATTGTTACGTTTGTCGGAACCGTAGCGTATGCCGGCTCCGGTCTGTTCTCCTTCCTCGCCCGTAGGTTGCAGTTCGGGAAGGTTCATGACCGCCTTTCCCGCCTGTACCTTCTCCAGATAGGCGACGGCGTTTTCAAACTGTTCCTTCCGGATTTCATACCCCATTTTTTGCGGCAGACTGAGCACCATGAAGTAGAGTGCCAGGTCGGCCACCAGTCCCACGAGGTCGAGGTTCTTTGCTTCGCCTTCGGCGGTGAAAGCCGCCTGCATGTCATAGCGTCCGTCCAGATAGCTTGCTATCCGGTCCATGGCACGGCGTTCGGCCAGCAGACGGTTGTCGCTCGTGGCCTGCTGGATGATTCTCAGTGCGTCGGCACTGACCTGTATGTAGTCTTGTTCGGTGATAAACATAATTACCATGAGTTTTTAGGAGGTCGTCGCACACCAAGCCGGGGTGTGAACGAAACCTCACGGGTTTGTTTCTGTAGTTTATAAATCGCACCCTCGCAGGCATCGGGGAAGTCATCGTGTGCCCGGCTGCCCTGTTCGAAGGCCAGCGTCTGGTCAATTCCGGCACGGAGGTCGGTATTTTCCTTCAGCTTCTCGTTATAAAAGAAGTATCCACGTTCCCACAGCGGGCTGACGGCTTCCACACGGGCAAACTTGTCGGGTTTCTTCCGTTTGTCCGGCATGATAGGAAGCTGGTAGCCACGTGCGTCGCCTTCACGCTGAAATTCGTCCAGGATGGTGTCCTGCATGAAGTTGGCTTCCATATAGATGCTGACCGCCGCATCTTCAGGCAGTGATTCGTAGACATCGTAGAGCCAGCGCACCATTTCGCCCACGCTGCACTGGCGGCAGAAGGCACGCAGCAGATGCAGTTCCCGGTGTGAGGCGGTTTTCAATCCGCGCCTGGGACGGCCTATCATGGCGGCAGCCTTGTAGTCGTTCTTTCCGGAGGATTTCCACGAAGGGTCGATGTAGAGCACAATCTGCTCGTAATATTTAAGTTTCAGCATCCGTCTCCAGCGTATCCACCGTTCCTGGAACACGGCTCCCTCGGTGATAGGGTTGTTCATATATTCCTTCTGAAACGAGCGGTAGCCCATGAACTGCTCGCGGTCGCGCAGCTTTTCGATGGTGTAGAACTCTGGCCAGGCAGGATTCCCGTTGCGGTCGATGGCATTCACTTCGATGGTCTTCACGGTCGGCGTGTCAATGATTTTCTGCAATACGGAGTTTTTGGAAATCAGGTTACCCACCATGATGAAACGCCCGTCCTTTCCGCCGAAGCAGCCGAACAGAGCTTCTTTTATCCAGTTGGTCATCTCACGTACACGTGCCTCACTCCGGCACATTTCATCATCGTCCAAGTCATCTACCACGATGTAGTCCGGACGCATTTCACGAAATCGCAGTCCACGGGGTGACTGACCGCGACCGCGGGAGAAAAAGGCGCACTGGTCTTTGGTGACAAATTCGCCTTCCTGCCACATGCCGCTGTTGTACTGTTCGCCAAAGTCACGGATGATATACTGGTTGTACTGCAGTTCTGCCTGCAAATCTCCCAGCAGACCATCGGCGCTGTCTTCACTCTTGCCCACCAGTACCATGACATGCAGTTCGCTCCGGAACTTCAGCCAGAGCGGGATGCCGATGTCAAGGTGTACCGACTTGGCATGACCGCGCGGCCACTTGCAGACCAGGCGCAGTTCCGGATGGGAGGCGATGTAGCGTGCCGCCTCGTTATGGAATTTCGCATTCGGACACTGGCAATAATGTGACAGGTACCGCTGGCAGAAACAGTCGTAGTCCTTCAGAGCACGGGCGATATTCCGCTTGCGTTCCGCTTCGGTTTCCACCCGTTCCTGCGAGGTCATCCGTTCCACTCGCTTGCAGTGTTCCTGCCATCGTTTCAGGGCTTCTTTCTTTTCCTGTTCCGTCATGCTTAGCCTCCTTTCTGGGCGAAGAGTTCATTCAGGTAATCGTTGTGCAGCTGGTTCACGAGCTGGAACAGTTCGTTGGTAAGCTGAGGATATTCATCCCGGTGTGAAGCCAGCCAGTTCTCAAAGTCAATCATTGTGTCGATACGGTCTACCACACTGGCCTTCTTCTCGAGCTTTTCGATGGCGGTGGCTGTCTTGATAAGCTTGTCGCCCAGGCTGGCCAGCATATCCTCGTTTCCCGGCTCGTTCGCCTTGTCGAGCAGGGTATTAATGGAAGACAGCAATTTATTCACCAGTTCCGGACGGGTAATGTTGCGTGCCGCCTTCATCTCTTTCCAGCCCAGGGTGTTTATCCACCGGCTGAGTGTCTGACGGCTCACTTCCACTTTCTGAAGAATCTCTTCCTGCGAAAGTCCGCTCATGTAGAGCACCCGTGCCAGCTCCTGTTTTGTGTCGTTTTTAGCCATGTTTTACCTTGTATTTAATATTCGTTTACGACAAAGTTCATCCATTTTCGTGCATCCACGAAAAAGGGGTGCAACCGTTACAGAGAACAGTGCATCATTTACATACTTCTTTGCAACCGTTACACACTTTTTTGCCCGGACGGGAAAGGCAGAGTAAGTTTGCGTCAAACGAACGGAAAAATGGCAAAACGAATCAGAATATCGAACGAAACGCTGAACTGCTACGGCACGTGGATCCGTACCGAAGGCATCGACCTGACGCAGTTTAACCGGAATCCCGTACTGCTCTGGATGCACCAGCGGGGCGTGGTAATAGGAATGATAAAGGATATACGCGTAGCGGATGGAGAAGTGACCGGCGAACCCTGGTTTGATGAGGTACGCGAAGAATCGCGTCTGGCAAAGCAGCAATGGGAAAAGGGCACGCTACGTATGGGTTCGCCCAACTTCGAGATACTGCAAACAAGCGAAGATGCTGCCTTGCTGAAACCCGGACAAACCCGTCCTACCGTGACCCGCTGCAAGCTGATGGAATACAGCATGGTGGATATCGGCGGTAACGATGACAACATCCGGCTCTCTTACGAGGGGCGGGAACTCAGGCTGGATGCAGGAGGCGGATGCGACCTGCCGCTGTTGAAGGAAAGCTTTAATGAAAACCAAACATTACAGACAATGAACGAACAACTGAAAACCATCGCCCTGATGCTGGGGCTGGCGGACACCGCCACACTGCAGGAAGTGCAGAAACAGATTAACGTACTGCTCGGCTACCAGTCGGCCAACACATCACTGCGTACCGAGAAAGAAAAACTGGAAAAGGAACTGGAGACCTTGCGTCTGTCGGGCATTACCCAGCTGGTAGAAGAAGCCGTAACTTCCGGAAAGATTGAAGCCGGGAAGAAAGCTCACTTTATCGAGCTGGGAAAGAAAGTCGGCCAGGAAAGCTTGAAACTGACCTTCGAAGCCATGCACGGCACGGTAAAGCCGTCGATGATGCTGAACCGCAGTACAGCACAGACACCAGCCGGCGACTGGAAGAAACTGAGCGAAGTTCCGGCAGGGGAACTGAAGCTGATGCGAAAGAACGACCCGCAGCAGTACCGCAAGCTGTACAAGGCAGAATACGGTGTGGACTGTCCGGAACTTAACTGATTGTTGAACACAAATTAAAACACGAACATGAGAAAAGAAATCGTAAAATTCGTAACCGGCACACTGGTGAATGTGCTGATGAGTATCGTTATCCTGGCTTGCCTTGGAATCTCGAATGCAGGATTCTGGGGGCTGATTGTGGGCGTGGTGCTTCCGATAGCACTGGGCAAATTTCTTCCGAAAGGAGCTGCCCTGGAAGGTGTCTATACCGAAGTGTGGACGGGCGAGCTGGTGAAACAGCTTCGCGGAGGAATGACCGCTTCATGGCTGGACGGAGTGTCCGATTATTCGGCTGCGGTAAATAACGAAGTCGTTCACCTGGTAGATGTGGGCGGAGATCCGGACGTACTGATTAACAACACGACGTATCCCATCGCCGCACAGGAACTGGAGGACGGGGATATTGCACTGGGTCTTGACAAGTTCCAGACCAAGAAAACTGCCGTATCGGATGATCAGCTCTTTGCTATCTCTTACGACAAGATGGGAAGCGTTATTGAGCGTCACGGAGATGCCATCACTATCGCCAAATTCAAGAAAGCGGCTCATGCGCTGGCTCCGAACAGCAATACGGCGAAAACTCCGGTAGTGCCCACTTCCGGCGAAGATGACAACGGACGAAAGAAATGTACCCGCAAGGACATCATCGCTCTGAAACGCAAGCTGGATGCCTTGCAGGTTCCCACTGCAGGCCGCCGTCTGGTGCTCTGCTCAGACCACGTGAACGACCTGCTGGAAGACGACCAGAAGTTCCGCGATCAGTATTACAACTACACCACCGGAAAGATTGCCAACATGTACGGCTTCGAGGTGTATGAATTCGAGAACTGTCCGTACTTCACCAAGGAAGGCACAAAAGTTCCGTTCAAGAATTCGCCCTCGGGCACTGACCATCAGGCATCCTTCTGCTTCTACACCAAGCGTGTGTTCCGCGCACAGGGTAGCACCAAGATGTATTACCGCGATGCACAGACCAACCCGGACTACCAGCAGAATGAAGTGAACTTCCGTCACTACTACATTGTATTGCCGAAGAAGATGGAGGCTATCGGTGCTATCTACAGTTACGACGGGACTACCGCACAGACTTCCGACCAGGAAGTGGAAGCTGAAAAGAACTGGGCTGAGACCAGACGCGAAGCTGAAGCTGCCAAAATGGCCATGACTATGTCTGATGGAGGAGAGAATGGCGTGAGCGGACTGGAAGAAAAGTTACAGGAAGACCCTGCAGCCGGTGAGGAACTTGAAGCATAGGGAGGAGTAAGATATGAAGAACCAACCACGCGGAATAAGAAACTGCAACCCCGGAAATATACGGAACTCTGACGCAACAGACTGGAAGGGAGAAGTCCCTTCCTCTGCAAAGAAAGACAATGCGTTTGAAGAGTTTGAAGACATGCCGCACGGGTATCGTGCGCTGATCAGGCTGTTGCAGAATTACCATAAGATGCACGGTTGCAAGACGATTGCAGACTACATCAACCGCTGGGCACCCAGGCATGAGAACAACACATCGGCCTACATCACTGCGGTATGCCGCAAGATGCAGGTACCGACAACCTATCAGCCCAACGTGAACGATAAGGATACGATGTGTCTTTTTGCAGCCGCAATCAGTGAGGTGGAAAATGGAGTCCCGGCACAGATGACCGACATCCGGGCCGGATGGGAATTGTTGTAACGATAGAACTATGGACTTGACCCTGTTACAAACACTGATGGAATGGCTGGCTCCTGCCGGCTGGTTGGTAACTGCCATTGCCTGGTGGCGTGACAGGAAAGTATACCAGGTCCGAGCGGTGAAAGAAACCGAGGGCACTTACAAGGCTTTGTATGATGACCTCAGTGCCACGGTATTGGAATTAAGCAAACAATTACGAAAACAAAACGAAAGAAATATTAACCATGAAACGGCTTTACGCAAATTACATACTTGCAAGTATGCTGACCGCTGTCCTGTCATTATCTTCCTGCGCCAGCAGCAGAAAGGCCAGCTCGGAAACCGTCCGCTCGGACAGCCTCCGAACGAGCGTAACAGAGCAAACAACCTTCGGGCCGGTCCCGAAGAGGACGGCGACCTGCTCGGTGAGTGCGGAGCAGTGGCTGAACCTGAGTAAGCTTCCTGCCGGATTCGGGCTGAGCTATCGGAACGACGGTCTGAGTATTGACATACAATCGGACGGAGAAGGTGGCGTGAACGTCACGGCAACAGCCGACAGCACAGGAAGACAGGTGACCGTGACTCGTACGGAAACCGACCACCGCATCCGTGATGAAACTGTGAACAGTGAAGTAAAGGAAACACGCCCCGCAGCCCAGGGATGGCTGACAGGAACAGCCCTGACCCTGCTGGGAATTATCCTTATTTGGCAACTGATTAAATACTATTTAAGCAAACATTAAAAACGACAAAATTATGGCAGATAAAAGCAACGGACTGATGTATGGTGTGGCCGCCGTAAAGTTTAAGACATCAGAAGGCGAAGAAAAGACGTTGGGCTGGTTGGATGAGAACGGAATGCAGCCGGCAGGAAATGCTCCTACCTTTATGGATGTGATGGCTGCACAGGTAACAGACGGACCGGTAGACAGCATCATGACCAATCCGGGAAGCGATGCATTCACGATGAACCTCATCAAGCTGGATGCACAAAGCATGGTCGATGTATTCGGTGGAAAGAAAGAAAAGGATGATTCTTATACTCCTCCGGTTAAGTTTGTAGCAAACGGTGTGCTGACAATATCCATGCATTCCGGACACAGCTTCCGCATATTCAATGCCCGTCTGAGCCGTAACGGCTTCCAGAACGGAATCAATATGCAGAATGTACTGGCAATGGGTATCCGTGTGGACATGCTGAAACCTACAGACGGAAAAGACAGACGCTACCGTACTTATCCTCCCGGAGTGGAACCTGATACCGCAGACTCAACCGCAGACGCAGCAGGATAAGTATGAAGGCACAGGATATAGAACTGCTGGCAGGCGTATCCCTCAGTGACGGGGGAATCAGCCTGCCGCTTCATACGGTACTGAGGAAACGTCCGTTCCGCATCACGATGAAGACACCTACCACACGCAGCCTGATCCGTATCAGCAAGCGTTACCTCCGAATCGGCGTGACTCCGGAAGAATACGACGAATACAACCTGGACCAGCGAATCCGCTTTGTCTTCCTGCATGGAAAGGACATCAGCCGGATGGTGGCATACGGAATTGTGCGAGGTCCTGTACTGGGAAGGTTACTAAACCGCCCGGTGGCATGGATGCTTCGGGAACTGATGACACCCGACGAACTTTCCTCCGCCTGGCGTCAGATACTGAGCAGCACATCTACCACGTCTTTCGGGATTATTATCGCATCGGCAGCAGCACTGAACAAGATGCAGCCCTTAGCGAGCCGGAACGAGAGCGCAAACGAAACGAGGAGTTAAAGAAGGGACATACGGAACCTTCGCATAGCCTTTTCGGCGTGATAGGTCAGCTGGCCACAGAAACAGGTTGGAGCATTGACTACATTCTGGACAAAGTGAATGTAGTTACCCTTCAGCTCATGATGGCAGACATGCCTCACTGGGTTCCTCCGAAGAAACCGGACATGATGCAGCAGATCCGTGAAATGGAGGAACGGGAGAAACAAAGAAACAGTCACATACAAACAGATAACACGAACACGACAAAGGGAATGAACCCGATGGAGTTCTTTACCCACTATGCGGTCAAGGACTGATTATTCATTTTTCATTATTAATTATTAATTGAAATCATGGCAGTACCTGTACAGCTCGAAATATTCATGAAAGACCTTACCAAAGCCGGATTACAGTCGGTTGGTAAAAATGTGGATGATGTGGAAACTCAGACTCGACAACTGATATCTGCATTGCAGCAGGTAATTGCCGCACAAAAGAAACAACTTGAAGTAAATAAGGCTGCAGGTCTTAGCTATACTCAGGAGGCCGCCAACATCCAGGCTCTTACCGGACAAGTACGCGGACTGGAGGCTGGACTGAACAGCCTGAAAAAAGCAAAGGAAGAAACTGCAAAAACGCAGGCAATTGACATCGACACCGATGCCGTAACCCGTAAGACCAACAATCTGAAAATGCAGTTCAGTCAGGTAGCAAGAGAACTTCCTTCGCTTGCCATGGGTCCGCAGATGTTTATCCTGGCAATCAGTAACAACCTTCCGATGCTGGCGGATGCCATATCGGATGTACGCAAGCAGAACGAACTTCTGGCCGCATCCGGGAAAAAGGGTGTGCCTGTATGGAAACAGCTGGCAGGCGCTGTATTCTCATGGCAGACGGCGCTGGTAGCCGCTATATCGCTGGCTATTGTGTTTGGAAAGGATATTGCGAACTGGGTAAAGAATTTAGGAAAAGCCAATAAAGAACTTTCTGAAACGCAGAAGTTACAACAAGCCGTAAATACATCTCATCGTGAAGGTGGGAAAGCCGCTTCTGAGGAATCAGCTAAACTTAAGATTCTTTACACAGCAAGTCAGGATAGTAGTAAGTCCATGAAAGAACGAAACAAAGCAGTGGATGAATTGCAAAAGATGTATCCCTCCTATTTTGGCAAACTGACTAATGAGGCTATCCTTGCAGGAAAAGCAGCATCTGCATATGACGATTTAACCAAAGCCATTATCCGCAAAGGTCAGGCACAAGCGGCAGAGGATATCGTAGCTGATTATTCTAAGAAAAATTTTGAGCTACAGCGAGGAATCAATGCAGATACAAACTGGACAAACAGAAATAAGGCTGAATATGAAAAAGCATTAAAGGAACGTGAAAAGATGTGGGAAAATTACCGAAAGGTAAACCAAGGAAGCATCATCGTAGACAGCGCAGCGAAAGCATGGATCAGTAATACACCGGAAGGTAAACTGATAGAAGAATATGAACGCCGTATGTCAAATATCAAGAAGTATACTGACCAAATAGCGAAGAACAATAAAATTATAGAAGGTACAGTAAAACAAATTGATACATCTGCTTACACAACCGATTTTTCAGGAGGAAACGGTGGAGACGGTAAAAAAGAAAAAACCGACTATGCCTCACAATTAGCGGATGCACGCGTAAAAGCTCAGCAGACTACAGAGAAACTCCGTATTCAGATCATGCAGGAAGGTATCGCCAAACGAAAGGCACTGGCTAAGCAGGAATACGATGAGCAGCTTGCCGACATCGACAAGCAGGAACGGGACACGATTGCCAAAATGGATAAGGCACGAAAGCAAGGTGACAACATCCCACAGAGTCAATATGATGATGTAAAGAATAAGGCAAAAACAAACCGCATATTAGCAGAGCAAGTATATAATGAACAGATATTCCAGATCGAACAGGAATATCGCAACAAGTCTTCGCAGGCTCTTATAGACTATTATGAAGAATACGGCACATATCAGGAAAAGCGTCTGGCTATCGCACAGGACTATGCACGGAAGATAGCGGCAGCGGAAACTGAAGGTGAGCGTCTGGCTCTTGGAGAAGAACGGGATAAAAAGATTCAGTCACTCGATTATGAGGAACTGAAGAAAGGAATGGATTGGGATAAAATCTTCGGTGATCTAGATAAAGTATCGACAGATACCTTGGAAAACCTTCGTGAGAAGCTGAAACAATACCTGGAGGGAATAGGTGAAGATATCAGTCCGGAATCGTTTAAAGAAGTAATGGATGCCTTCAAGGACATTGATTCCGAGCTGGCAGACCGCTCCCCGTTCGAAGCAATGAAGAAAGGCTACGAGGACTACATGTCTGCCATGCAAGAAGTGCGTGCGGCAGAAAATCTGCTGCAACAAACTCAGATGGGCAGGAATGTCATCGTGGAAGAATATGATGAAGCGACCGGTGAAGTCACCCGCAAGCTGATTACACAGGCAGAAGCGGAAGAAAGATTGCGCAATGCTCAGGATAAAAGAACGGCTGCTCAGAAAACGCTAACACAGGCTGCCAATTCTATCGGTCAGAAAGGAGAAGCTGTCGTCAGCGCCGGAAATGATATCGTAGATATGCTTGAATCGCTCGGTGTGGAAGTTCCGGAAGCGATGAAGGGGGTACTGACAGGTTTAGGAACGGTCATGTCCTCGCTGGCAAGTATTGATCTGACAAAACCGTTCTCTATTCTTACCGGAATAACAGGAACACTGAAAGGTATCGGACAGACAATAGGAGGATTATTCGGACTCAGTGAAGGCAGTACGGCACGATATGAGGAGCTGAAAGCTGTGCTCGAAGAAATGAATGAGATATACGACAAAATCTTGTCGAAACAGAAAGATATGATATCGTTTGGTGGAGGTTTCGCTGCGATCAATGCGGCAAACGAAGCCATGGATACACTGAACAGGCAGATTGATAATTACAGACAGTTGGCTCAGGCTGCCGGAGAAGCAGGAAGCGGTGCATTCAAACATTCGTATGCATATCGTAGCAATGAAGGTATAGGAGCATCAGGGTTTCAGCAGATCAGTGATTTGCTTGGCAAGGATATTCGTGCCGTACAGGACTTATACAGCTTATCCGGAGATGAGCTTTTCGAAATAATGAGCAAACTCCCTGATATCTGGTATAAGGTAAACGGTAATATCCGGCAATATCTGGAACAGATTGCAGAGGCTAAGGATGAAACCGGAGAGATAGCAGATATGCTGAATGAAGCTCTTACTGGTGTGACCCGGGATAGTTTCTATAATGATTTTATCGATGGTCTGGCAGACATGTCAATGTCCTGGGAAGATATGTGTGACAATTTTAAAACTCAATTGAGAAAGTCTATCCTGGCAGGTTTGGTATCGAGCGAATATCAGCAGCGAATACAGGACTTGTATAACAAATGGTCTGAGGCAGCTAAATCCGACGGGGAAATATCGGAAAAGGAAGCCGAACAATTGCGGAACGAATATCAGCAGATTGTACAGGACCTGATGAAACAGCGTGACGAAATGGCTGAAGCATTCGGCTGGGAAAGCTCATCCTCCGGTAGTAGCCAGTCGCCCAGCAGCGGTGCGCTAACCACCATGAGCCAGGACAGCATATCTACCTTTGAGGCAATAGGAAGAAACATGCAGACGCATCTGGCCAATACAGACAAGTTTGTGCAGGAAATTCGAAACACGCAGAAGCAGGATAGCCAGACGCTCGCAACCATAGCATCGCATACGGCATACATTGTGCTGATATACGACTTGATGGAAGACTTGAAGTTGAACGGAATACAGTTGAAATAATATGGACTTGACAGGATACCTTACAATCAACGAAACAGACGTATGGACGGAATACGGTGCGTTCCTTGGCGAAACGGAAGCGGGAGGTCACGTGAATATGGACTCTTTGCTACGTATGCCCAAGGCGAAGGACATTACCACCGTCGATTTCCGGGAACGGAACGGAGTGGAGCTTCCTCAGAACCCGAACGTGAAGCTGAACAGCATCGAACGTACCTTGCAGTTCTGGCTTCGTGGAAGCTCCGCAGACGACCGACTGGATAAATACCAGCGTATGATGACGCTGATTACGTCCGGAATGCTTGCTATTGCCGTAAAGAATTACAGGACTTACAATATGGTATATCAGGATATGCCGGCAGAACCGGACTGGTACGAAAGCTACGAAGGCGACCGTTTCTATGTGCTGTTCTCCGTAAAGTTTCTGGAGCCGCAGCCATCCGTTTAGGAATCGATTAAACACAGATTAAATGACGATAAAATGGAACTAAAAATATACGATAAAGCCAACAGCCTCCGGCTGACAGCCAGTCCGAACACTTCTTCTTCTGTCACGGAAGAAATAGGTGGAGAATGCAGCGTATCTGCATCCTTCACCCATACCGCATACGTTCCGCTGGATGTGGATGACTATATCGACCTGGAAGGTGTTCGTTTTAAAATTAAGTCCCGTTATCGCCCGAAACAAAAGAACACACAGACTTACGAATACAGCGTGAAGTTCTATGCTCCGATACACGATGCTGAAGACACGCTGATGCTGTTCCAGGAAGGAGGAACTACTTCTGAATTCAGTTACGACGGTGGTCCGCGCGAACACCTGCAATTGTGGATTGACAACATGAACCGCCGTGCCGGTGGAAATCTGTGGAGCATCGGAACAGTGATTACCGCAGATAACAAGACTATTGATTATCGGAATGTGAAGTGCTGGGACGCGGCATTTGGCAGCAACGGCATCGCCTCCACATTTGATACGGAAATGTGGGCAGACGGTTATGTGATTAATCTCTGCAAAGCTGAACGTGGGGAAGTGGTAGAACTGGGATATCTTCAGGGACTTACCAATCTGGCGCAGGAAGATAACGGAGAAGTGAAATTCTTTACCCGTCTGTTCCCGCTGGGATCTACGAAAAATATTGATGCAAGTAAATACGGATATTCTCGTCTTCAACTACCTGACCGATCTCTATATGTAGATAAGAACGTGGATCTGTATGGCGTGAAGGAAGAAACGGAAGAAACAGCCTTCTCAGAGATATTCCCCAAATACATTGGTACAATTTCCTCTGTGCGTACGGAAGAGAAAACCAGCGAGGAGGGACGGAAGTACACCGTATATTACTTCAAGGACAACGGTATGAACTGGAATCCGAAAGACTACGAGATTCCGGATCTGGACTACATGTTGAAATTTCAGACAGGCGAGCTGGCAGGGCGTGGAACAGACGGCTCCTTTCAGGCCGCATGGCATGAAGACACACGGGAGTGGGAAATCATCAACGTGTATCCGGATGATACGACTCAGATTCCGGGCGGTGCAATTATCCCGCAGCCGGGTGACAAGTATATACCATGGAACTTCGCCATGCCGCAGGAATACATCACCGCAGCGGAACAGGCATACAAGCAGGCAGTAGATGATTTTCTGAATACTTACAGTTTTGACCCGAACAAATACACCGGAACTACCGACCGGAACTACATAGAAAAGAATAATACACCGCTCCGCATCGGATGGAATGTGCGCCTGTTATCAGAACAGTATTTCGGCACCACAGGCGGATACAAGGATACTCGTGTCACAAAAGTGCAGCGCAAACTGAATGACTTGTGCCAGGCTACGATTACCTGTTCGGATGAGGTAGGGACTGGATGGAAGTCTTCGGTGGATAACTCGCTGAACTCGCTACGGTATGAGGTGGCCAGACAGGCAGAACAGACGATGATTGACATTATCAAGACATCCGATAACAAGACTCCAAGTGATTATAATGTGCTGTCTGCCTTGAAAGCAATAGGAATGTTTCTGAGGAAAGATAAACCTGACAGCACTAACTTTTTAATGAGACTATTAGGTGGTCTTATATCAGATAATATAGAATCACAAGACTTTTCTTCCGGACCTTTTGGTTCCGGCTTTGTCGTTAAAAGAGACCCTAAGACAGGCAAAAGTTATATTGAGGCTGATGAGATATACATACGCTTAAAAGCGTACTTTGATACGATGGAGGTTAAGCACCTTTCACACGTAGGTGGCCGTGTAGTCCTTTCTCCGGCCAGCATGGAATGTACAAGGGTCGAAGTAATATCGACCGATATGGATGCTTTGTACGATTACAATGGAGATCCGTTGTATGATGCGGAAAGCAGCCGTTTGTATGCCTTAAAAACAGGAACAAGATCTGTTAGTGTTTACAGGTGTTATTTTAAGCAATCGGATGATACGAAAGAAATTGTCAACGAGTTCGCAGTTGATGATTTGGCCCAATGCAGGGAGTTTAATGTCAAGGAAAATGTATCCCAGAACGTATATAACCAATATTATTGGAGACGTGTTGTTGCTGTTGGAAAAGACTATATAGACCTGTCAGCAGATGATTGTGATGCAGGAAGTCTGGAGCCAAAGGCAGGCGATACAATTGTTACGGTAGGTAATAAAACAAACGAAGCACGTCAGCATGTCGTCTTTCTGTCTTCTTATGACGATGATGCGCCTTGCATAAAGCTGTACAGCGGCATTAATGATTATTCGATGCTGAACAAGGAGGTAACTGTCATATCTCCAAATGCCGACAAAAACGTATTTACCGGGAAGGTAGTTATTAAGCCAGGATCTTCAGGATTTAATAATTTTGAAGACGGCCCGGATTTTGATGCTATTAATGCAGACATCGAGGAGGCCAACAAAAATGCGCAGCAAGCCATAAATACAGCAGAGAACGCTGATAGGGCTGTAGGTGATTTGAATGATTATGTAGATGGGGCATTCGCAGATGGAATTATATCTGAGAGTGAAGCAAAAGCAATAGAAAAGTATATCAATACGGTAAATAACACAAAACAAGAAGTTGATGCCACATACAGCAAGTTGTATAACAATGCATATCTTACAGGAACAGCAAAAGATGGTTTGAGTAAATCAAAAACGTCATTTGATACCGCTACAAGCAATCTTATAAGTTCTATTAATACTGCTATTTCTGACGGGAAAACCACTCAGAAAGAAAAAGAAGATGTAGATAGCAAATTTAATTTGTTTAATACTGCGTATGCTAATTTTGCAACAGCGATTGAAACTGCTAATAAAGCAATACAGGACGAAATTAAGAAACAGGCAAGTGATGAAGCTAAAGAAAATGCACTGACAGAAATAAACAAGGTAAGCGAAGAATACAAAGAAGACATCGCAGAAAAACTTGGATATGGTAATTACAAAGAACTTGAAGCATTTGCAAGTAGAGGAGAAACAATAATAAGTGGAGGCTCTATCAATACTAAGTTAATTAACGCTACACTTATTGTAACTTCTGCTCTTATAGCTAATGCTATCAAATCTAAAGAACTTAATGTTAACGATAATTTTATAGTTAAAACAGACGGTTCTGTTGATTTGGAAGGTATTATTCGTTCAAAAGGAATAAACACAGAACTTGTGTTATCTGATGGATATATGCGTATAATGTATAATAATAATGAAGTATTAAGACTATCCGTAAACGAATCTACAGGTTTACCGGAACTAAATATGTCATATCAAGGGAAAACATTATATGCTACGCCATCGGTACTTTCATTTGGAATGGGTGGAGGACAATTTTTGAGATTAGACCCGGCAGAAATAGGCAGTGGAGTTATAATGAAAGATTCTGAAAATAGGTTGTATTTAGCTACACAAACATACCAATACATAACAGTTTATTTACGTGTTTCCCCGGAAGGAGCAGGTAAAACATCTCCTTTCAATGGAGGTTCAATTCGACTTATTGGTTCAAGCGAAACTATATCCGCAATTGCTAATGAAGGTTATGAATTTGAAAGATGGTCAGACGGAGGAGCGCAAACACATACAGTTTCTTGGACTGATGGTTCTTCTATTACAGCTTATTTTACGAAAAAAGAAGTTATTCAATATAAACTTACGGTAGCTGCAATGGCTGGAGGAACAGTATCTCCATCCGGAATCAATTATTATAATGCTGGAACAAAAGTACAAATTACAGCAAATCCCTATACAGCCATACCTCTTCCAGATCCAACCG